TAGATACTTTTTATTAATAGTTTTTGTATAAGAAAGGACATTCTATGGATAGTAATGAACAAATGTCAGACTTTCTTTTGACTACTAATGACAACCCTTGGAATCCTTTCACAAACTTTGATGAATGGAATCGTTATGATTGTGATTGCGGCTATAACACATGGCAAAGAATTGAAAAGTTAATGCCTAATGACTATCTACGAAAGTCTTTAGTCGAAAGAAATGTATTATTAAATGAGGTTATGGAACGAATGCTTGAACTCTTTCCAAACTTTTATGTGAAAGTGTTCGACAATCAAAACAAATAAATCAAAATTGATGAGAAATTTAGTAATTTTTGATTTTTTATAGTTTTTATGGAAATTCTTTAAATCGAGGATACCCATAATACTATGAAAGACACTAGGGGGGGGGTCGCGGAAAATACACCCCCTACCGTTATCGCGCTCGTCTTAAAAATTTCTCCGGCGGTATTTTTTGTATTTGGCGTCTATAGGATACATGCCTGCTCATCCCCATATTAGTATTCTTGGAGTAGTGTCAATACTTCTCCTTTCAATGAGATACTATTCCTATATTCGTTCAACTTAATCCTCAGAGTTAAACCCTATAAAAAGGCGTTGTATCCTGTAGATACCAAAGGTAAAAAGTAGTAGAAACTGAAAGGAAGTGATTGCATATGGAGGAGAAGCGCAATCAAAGAGGCAGTAAAAAAAGAAGTACGTCCAAAAGAGCAACCACCGATGAAGGTCGAGAGCTTGAAATCCAAAACCTCGCGATGAATTTAGCTTATGAACGTTTGAAAAACGGAACAGCGTCGAACGATTTAATCAAAGAGGTGTTAAAAAGCGGGTCAGCTGAACGAAGACTAAAACGAGAGATTATGGAAGAGCAAAGAGACCTTCTTCGTGCGAAGAGGGAAGCTATCAAGTCACAAGAACAAACTGAAGTTGATTATAAGAAAGTTCTTGTTGCGATTCGGACGTACAATGGACTGGGGACAGACGACACTGATGAGGACATATTCGGAGTTAATTAAACTGCCTACTTTTGAAGAGCGGTTTGATTACTTAAAACTAAACGGAAAGGTATGTGAAGAAACATTTGGCTTTGACCGATATTTGAATCAGAAGTTCTACAACTCAAAAGAGTGGAGAAGATTTAGGAACGGCATAATTACTCGAGACTTAGGATGCGACTTAGGAATCGAGGACCGAGAAATTGTTGGAACGATATTTATTCATCATATGAATCCGATTGAGATTGCTAATTTAAGAAATCTTGATTTGGACTTAATAATGAATCCAGAATACGTTATATGCAGTTCGCACAATACCCACAATGCCATACATTATGGTTCGAAAGAACTTCTATATTCTGGTCCAGTTGAAAGACAGCCTTATGACACATGCCCATGGAGAAAATGAAAATGGCACAAGAATACGCAGTAGTATATTCAGATGACTTCTTAGCTCATCATGGCGTTAAAGGCCAGAAGTGGGGTGTAAGAAGATACGAAAATTTTGATGGTTCTTTAACTCGTAAAGGACTGGCTCGATACAGGAAATCATCAGAGCAATACAATAAGGATCGTGACACATATAAAGCGGTAAAAACTGCATATAAAAAGGGACTAACCGATCCTAAAGGTAATAGAGTAACAGTCCCTAAGTCTTCAGTAGTTAATGCTCGAATAAACATGAAACAGTCAAAGCGTCGAATGGATAAAGACTATAAACATTTGGCTTTAGACAAAAGAGCAGACAAAGGTAAAGAACTATATTCACAAGGATATAGAATAACCGGTAAGCAAAAAGTTATTAGAGCAATGGAGACGATTGGAGCTTCAACAATTGGTGCTGTAGCGTTGGCAAAATATGCAGGAGGAAAAGTGCCTCTTGGAGCGACAGGGATAACTCTTCAGATGCCGTATAAGCTAAGAAATGTATTAACAAAATACGGTAATCAAATAGCAATAGCTGGCGCTGGACTTACGGCGGCATCTGTGGCTGGAGACATTGTTACCAGAAATAAAGATAGAAATTTGAGAGCGTACTATACGCATACCTCTAATTATTAAGAAAGGATAATAACTAATGTCACTGTCTAATACAGCTACGCCATATTATTACGGCAAATTCAGGCAAGCTGTAATTAGAGGCGAAATACCAGTATGTGAAACAATCTCTCTTGAGATGAACCGAATAGATGAGTTAATAGCGAACCCCGGCATATATTATGACGAGGATGCAGTAAAAGGTTTCATTGCATTTTGCGAAAACGAGTTAACTCTAACTGATGGTTCGCGTGTAAACTTACTGGACACATTTAAACTATGGGCCGAACAAGTATTTGGATGGTACTATTACACTGAACGAAGTGTATTTGAACCAGACCCAAGTGGTCATGGTGGAAAGTATGTAACAAAGAGAATAAAGCAACGACTTATAACTAAGCAGTATCTTATAATTCCAAGAGGTGCCGCTAAGTCTATGTATGCCGCTTTTCTTCAGGCATTCTTTCTTACATGCGACATGGCGACGACATACCAGATTACTACTGCTCCTACTATGAAGCAAGCGGAAGAAGTTATGTCTCCTATTAAGACCGCTATCGCTAGAGCCGTTGGCCCATATTTCCAATTCTTAACAGAAGGTTCTTTACAGAACACAACAGGTTCAAGAGCCAATCGTCAAAAATTAGCATCTACAAAGAAAGGAATCGAAAATTTCCTTACAAACTCTCTGCTTGAAATTAGACCTATGTCTATTGATAAGTTACAGGGTTTACGTGTCAGATGCGCAACAGTCGATGAATGGCTTTCTTGCGATATTCGTGAAGACCCTATTGAAACAATTGAACAGGGCGCAGCCAAAGAGCAAAGTTCCACAACGGATAACGACTATTTAATAGTTGCAGTTAGTTCTGAAGGAACTGTTCGAAATGGTGTAGGCGACTCTGTTAAGATGGAGTTAATGAAGATACTAAGAGGCGAGTATATCGACAGACATACAAGCATCTGGTATTACAAGTTAGATTCTATCGATGAAATCAACAATCCTAATTTATGGATTAAGGCAAACCCGAATCTCGGAAAAACTGTTCGCTATGAAGTTTATCAGCAAGCTGTAGAAACAGCAGAGAATAACCCTTCAAAGCGTAACGATATTTTGGCTAAACGTTTCAACATTCCTATGGAAGGTTATACATATTACTTTACATATGATGAAACTAAGCCTGTTATGCGTAAAAGAGATTTCTGGGGTTGCGCATGTGCAATGGGAGCCGACCTATCTCAAGGAGACGACTTCTGTGCATTTACGTTTTTATTCCCGCTTAAAGATGGTACATTTGGGGTTAAAACAAGAAGTTATATTACAGAACTAACACTAAGCAAACTCCCGTTGGCTACAAGACTCAAATACGATGAGTTTATGAAAGAGGGTACTCTCATAATCATGAATGGGACAATCCTTGACATGACTCAAGTATATGATGATTTAGACCAACATATTATTGACATGAGCTATGATGTCAGAGCATTTGGTTTTGACCCGTATAATGCTAAAGCTTTTGTAGACCGATGGGTTACTGAGAATGGTCCATTCGGTGTTGAAAAAGTTGTGCAAGGTGCAAAAACCGAATCTGTTCCTTTAGGAGAATTAAAGAAACTGGCAAGTGAAAGAGCACTCATATTTGATGAAGCATTAATGTCCTTTGCTATGGGAAACTGTATAGCATTGGAAGATACAAATGGAAACCGTAAGCTATACAAGATACATCGAGAAGATAAAATCGATAATGTAGCAGCTATGCTTGATGCTTTTGTGGCATTTAAGAATAACAAGGAGGCGTTCGAATAATGTATAGAATAGTATATTCAGATGACTTCTTAGCTCACCATGGTATCTTAGGACAGAAATGGGGCGTCAGACGCTACCAGAATCCAGATGGTACTTTAACTCCTGCAGGAAGAAGACATATAGCCAAACTTGACAAAAAGGACACAAAGTGGGCGAATAAAAACTATGATAAGATTTATAACAAAGTATACAAAAGATCAGAAAAAGAAATCAAACGATACATGGATACTGATCTTTCTGAAAAGTACAAAGAGCAACTCAAAAACAAAACAATAGGTCGAAACTATATTAATGACCTTAATAAAAAGTATGCTGAAATCATGAATACACATTCAGGCGATTTGTCGGCTCCATCTGGCAGAGCTATCAAATTTATAGCTAAACGCGGTGGAGAAATTGGAGTCTTTATGGCACTAGCAGATAAAGATTATGACATGAGCCAGGTAAAGCAAGGTGTATATGGAAGTGGTAAAATAGCATACAAGAAAAAGAATGTTGAGGTACGATAAAACAGGAGGAGAACAAATGTCTAAGAAAAATTATGAAGACCTTGTACCTGAAGATTTTAATGAAGCTTTAAACAAAGCAGACTTTGCGGAAGAGGTACAGAAACCTGAGGCAGCTTCAGTTGAAAAGATTACCAATCCAATTCAGCCTAAGCCGCCTGTAGTATACGTAAAAGTAATCGGATGCGATAAGTTGCGTGTACGTGAAGAGCCTTCAACAGATGCAAGAACTCTTGCTCTTGTAAACAAAGGTTCAAAACTCATTTTCAAAGAAAAAGTAAACGACACCTGGTCTAAGATCCAGACACTCGCCGGTATTAACGGCTATGTTATGAATAAGTACATCAAAAAATAGGAGGTTACTATGATTGATAGTATATTAACCTCTATTAAAACCATCCTAGGAATTGAGGAAGAAGATACAGCATTTGACCAAGAGTTGATAGCGCATATTAATTCCGTTCTTATATCCCTTACTCAGTTGGGTATAGGTCCCGCGGATGGTTTTTTGATTACTTCGGACGTGGAGACTTGGCAGGACTTTATTGGCGATAATAAAATGAAACGTGGCTTAGTCGAGACCTTTGTGGGACTTAAAGTTCGTTTGGTATTTGACCCGCCAATGAATGCAACCGCAGTCGAAGCAATTAAGGAAACTGTAAAAGAGTTAGAATTTCGATTGTATATTATCGAGAATCCTAAAAATACTTTTGAGAAAGTAGAAGGTGAAAACGATGACAACACCAGCATATAACGTAGTATATTCTGATGACTTCTTGGCTCACCACGGAGTTAAAGGTCAGAAGTGGGGTATACGTAACTATCAAAACGAAGATGGATCTTACACCGCAAAAGGACGTGGACGATATAATGTAAAAGAAGCAAAATCTCAATATAAGCAGGCAGTCAGAGATCGAAAGACAGCAGCTAGAGTATTTAATGCTAAATATGGTCACGGTTTAGCACCTACCTCTGTATCAGCCAATAAAGATTTCCTTAGAGGAAAAGCACAATACGAGCAGGCAGAAAAAAGAGAACGCGATGCTCGTATAAAGTATCGTTCTGAAAAACGAGGAGGTACTGAGAAAGCATTAAAGAATGCTTATAGAAAAGAACTTCATAAATATGGATTACCAAATTCATACAAAGATGCTTCGCTTGGAGGAAAAGGAAGTAAGTTAATAACTGAAATTTCTAAGAAGCATGGAGAGGAATTTGCGAACGATATTCTTAAGAAAGAAAAGAAAGTCCTTATAGGACAGTTCGCTACTTCTGCTGCTGTTGCAGCTGGCATGGCCGCTTTAGATATTTATTTAATAAAGAATAGTTAAAAAGGAGACCATACATGAATAACTATACAGTAGTATATTCAGATGACTTCTTAGCTCACCATGGTATCTTAGGACAGAAATGGGGGAAGAAGAATGGGCCTCCTTATCCGCTAGATGCCTCAGACCACTCTGCTTCTGAGAAGAAAGCTGGATGGAGACAGTCTTTAAAAAATGCTGATAAGAAGAAAATTGCTAAAGGTATAGCTGTTGGTGTCGGTACTGCCGCAGTTGTAGCTGGAGCAGCTTATTACGCTACTCACAAATCAGAAGTGAATGCTTTTGTAAAGACTGCCTTGTCAGAACTTCAGTATTCTTCAAAATATGGTAAGATTGCCGAAAGCAAAGAGAAGATTAAAAAGGGAAAAGAATACGCAAAGGATAAACTTAAAGAGGCGGCTAAAGGCGCTCCTAAAAAGTTCTTTGATAGCGCAGTTGAAGGAATAAATACTGGCATCATGAACACAGGAAAAGCTGTAGGTATTGGCGTTACAATGCTTGCTCTTAAAGAAGGCCTTGACATCGCAGCAGGAAGACAAAAATCTGAAAAAATCTACAAAGCTAACAACAAGAAAAAGATAGATTCTTTCTGGAAATCTTATAACGACAACTTTAACAATAATCGTAAGAAAAACGATGACGAAGATGACGATTAGGAAGGAGTATAAGTTATGGGTTTGATGGATAGAATTCAACACGCATTTAATGCGTTTGCGAATCGAGACCCCACTCCTTCAACATATTATGGAGTAGGATCGAGTTATAGGCCAGACCGATATAGGACTATTACTAGAAACGAACGGTCAATGATTACGTCTATCTTTAACAGGATAGCGGTGGACTGTTCACAGATAGCAATCAGGCATATTGTCGAGGATGACGAAGGCCGTTTCTTATCATATGTAGAAGACGACTTAGATAGCTGTTTTACACTATCTGCCAATATTGACCAAACAGGTACTGATTTTCTTCAGGATGTATACCAGTCATTATTGGAAGAAGGCGAGATAGCAGTCATGCCAGTTGATACTAACAGGAATCCTGATAAAGATACTTTCAAGATTTATTCTATGAGAGTAGCCAAGATTCTAGAGTATTTTCCGCAGCATGTTAGAGTTAGAGCATACGATGAACGAGATGGTCATAGAAAAGAAGTTATATTACCAAAGTCCAGTACTATGGTTATGCAAAACCCGTTCTACACAGTAATGAACGGACCAAACTCCCAGATGCAAAGACTTAATCGAAAACTAAACCTATTGGATAGTATCGATGAACAGACTGGCTCTGGAAAACTGGATTTGATTATACAGCTTCCGTTTGCAGTTAAAAACGAGGCTCGTAAAGTTCAGGCTGAAGAGCGAAGAAAAGATGTAGAGCACCAGTTGTCGAATTCCAAATATGGAGTTGCTTATACTGATGCTACAGAAAAAGTAACTCAGTTGAATCGTCCGATAGAGAATAACCTCTTATCTCAGATTGAATACCTAACTAACCAGATTATGGCTAGAATCGGTATAACTCAGAGTATATTGGACGGAACAGCTGACGAAGCGACAATGAATAACTATTATGCTCGTATATGCGAGCCTATAGTAGATGTGTTTGTTAACGAGGCTAAGAGAAAGTTCTTAACGAAGACTGCGAGAACTCGTGGTCATTCTATCAGAGCATTCAACAACCCGTTCAAGTTAGTACCTATAACTGAACTTATTAAGTTGTCTGATACATTCACACGTAATGAAATCATGACTTCCAATGAAGTTCGACAGATTATAGGACTTAAACCGTCAGACGATCCAAATGCTGACCAGTTACGAAACAAGAACCTCAATCAATCTACATACGAAGAGGAACAGATGAACGAGCAGTATGGACCTTATGACGAGGATGCTGCGTATGAACAGTATCCTGAATAATTAATGGAGGTAATATCAAAATGGGAGAAAAATCGTATGATTTTGCCGGATGGGCAACGCGAAACGATCGCTTGTGCTCAGATGGCAGGACTATCCGTCGCGGAGCGTTCATTGAAGATGACGGAAAAGAAGTACCCATTGTATGGAACCACCAGCACTCAGGACCCGAAAATGTTTTGGGCAAAGTAGTGTTAGAAAATAGAGATGAAGGCGTATATTGTTACGGCTGGTTAAACGACACTAAGAATGGTAGAGAAGCAAAAGAACTCATTCGACATGGCGATATTACCAACCTCTCGATATTCGCAAATCACTTAAGACAACGCGGTGGTGACGTTATTCACGGCGTTATTCGTGAAGTAAGTTTGGTTCTAGCCGGGGCTAATCCAGGAGCGAAGATTGAAACAGTTCTTTGCCACAGTGAAGGCAACGAATACGAAGAAGATGCAATCATCTCAATGGATGACGACTACAGCAGAATCGAAGAGTTATTACACTCGGATGATGAAGATGACGAGGACGACAAGAAAAAGAAGGAAGAAAAACCTGCTGAGTCTGAAGAAAAGCCCGAGGACGAAGAAACAAACGAAGGAGGAAAAGAAATGGCACAATCAGCAGAAAACGACAAGACTGTCCAGGAAGTATTTGATACTTTAACTGAAGAACAGAAAACAGTAGTTTATGCATTGATCGGAGCTGCACTCGAAGATAAGGGTGGAGCTGAAGAAGATGAAGACGAAGGAGAAGAAGATATGAGACATAATGCATTCGATGTTGAAGAAAGAGACGACGTGCTTATGCACAGCGAAGAAGCACTCGCCGTAATCCTTGCAGATGCAAAGAGATGCGGTTCACTTAAGGAGTCTTTCCTTCAGCACGCAGATGAATACGGAATTACAAACATCGATTTGTTATTCCCTGAAGCAAGGAACTTAGATGGCGATGAGCCCGGATTTATTTCCAGACAGCCTTCAACATGGGTAACCAAGGTTATGAACGGAGTACACAAGTCTCCTTTCAGCCGTACAAAGTCAATGTTCGCTGACATCACAGAAGATGAAGCAAGAGCAAAGGGTTACATTAAGGGAAGAAGAAAGAAAGACGAAGTATTCTCACTCTTAAAGAGAACAACCAGCCCTACAACAATCTACAAAAAGCAGAAGCTCGACAGAGATGACGTTATCGACATCAAGGACTTCAACGTTGTAGCTTGGATCAAGAAGGAAATGAGAGTAATGCTCGACGAGGAAATCGCAAGAGCTATTCTCTTTGGTGATGGAAGAATTGCTTCTTCTGAAGATAAGGTTGATGAAAACTGCATCCGTCCTGTTATCAGCGATAACCAGTTATTCTCGATCAAGGTTGGCGTTGGCGCAACTGTTACAGAAGAACTCGTTGATAAGGTTGTTATCGCTATGGATGACTACCAGGGTTCAGGTCACACAACTTTGTTTGCTGATCCTACTGTTGTTACAACACTCCTTCTTATCAAGGACGAATTCAAACACAGACTTTACAAGAACCTTCAGGAACTTGCAAATGCTATGGGCGTAG